AATTATGGAGACTGGTCTCGTTGATCTTTATGAGCATCAAAAACTCGCAATCGAACAGTTAGATACTGGTAAAATATTATGCGCTGGAGTCGGTACTGGTAAATCCAGAACCGCTCTGGCGTATTTCTTTATTAAAGAATGTGGCGGGTCTTTGATGATTAACGGTGTTGGTGAGTATAAACCAATGCAAAGAGATGTTCAGTTATACATCATCACAACGGCAAGAAAACGAGATTCAAAAGAATGGGAAGAAGAATGTATTCCGTTCTTGTTAAATCAAAAAGTGAAAGTAGATTCATGGAACAATATAACAAAGTACACTGATATTTCAAATGCGTTCTTCATATTCGATGAACAAAGAGTTGTTGGATCTGGAACTTGGGTTCGGTCGTTTTTAAAGATTACTAAGAAGAATCGATGGATCTTGTTAAGCGCAACGCCAGGAGACACATGGCTTGACTATGTTCCTGTATTTATTGCAAATGGTTTTTATAGAAACAGAACCGAATTTATACGACGTCATGTTGTTTATTCGCGTTATGCGAAGTATCCAAAAGTTGAGAAGTATTTGGAAGTTTCAAGACTGATCAAGTTGAAGGAATTGATTTTGGTCAATATGGATTTTATAAAGCCAATGCAAGAACATCATGAATATGTGTATTGTGAATATGATGATGAAAAGTATTCAACAATATTTAAAGAACGTTGGGACATATACAACGATAAACCAATAAAAAATATTAGTGGAATGTTTTCTCTTTTGAGAAGAGTTTGTAATTCAGATCCATCAAGAATTAAGAAAGTCAAGGAAATTATTGTGGCACATCCAAAAGTGATTATATATTACAACTTTGACTATGAGCTTGATATTCTTCGATTGATCGCAAAACAACTTAACATAGAGAAAGCAGAATTGAATGGTCACTTTCATGAAGATATTCCAAAATCTACGAATTGGATTTATCTCGTACAATATGCGGCTGGTGCAGAAGCATGGAATTGTATAGAGACAAACACAATGATATTCTATTCGCAATCGTATTCCTGGAAAGCAATGGAACAAGCATCTGGCAGAATTAGTAGAATGAATACGCCTTACTCAGATTTGTATTACTATCATTTATTAAGCAGATCACCAATTGATAAAGCGATTGAACGATGCCTTAAGAAAAAGAAAACGTTTAACGAAAAACGTTATAGTGTGTCGCTTGGAATTGGAGATTTAGAACAAAAATGATATTTTGGGTTCGCGAAAAATTCTGGCCATATAATAGGAAGGGAAGGAACGGCTTAAAATGCTGTTCCTTTTTTATTTTTATGAAAGAATCCGATTTTCAAAAGAAATTAATAGGCCAACTTGAAAAGCGTTTTCCAGGATCAATCATAATGAAAAACGATCCGACTTATATTCAGGGAATACCTGATTTAACAATGCTTTACAAAAATAGTTTTGTTGCGTTTGAATGCAAACGTTCTGCGAATGCGTCAAAGCAACCAAACCAAGAATGGTACGTAAATGAAATAAACAAGATGGGAGGTATTGCTTATTTCATTTATCCAGAAAATATGGAGGAGACAATAAATGATATTTCAAGAAAACTTGGAATTGAATGAGCATTCTGAACTTATCGGCAAACATGCGCCATTTAGTCCAAGTCAGCATTATTGGATAGACTATTCACCGGAAAAATTATTGGCATATTGGGACAATAAAGATGCCCAATTGGTTGGAACAAAAGTTCATCAGCATGCGGCTGATTTGATCAATATGCATTATGATTTTTTGGAAATGGGATTGCCATCTCCGGTCAGTTTAATTTTTAAAGCCAGAAAGAAAGACACGGTTTCATTGCATGTAACACACTCTGCCCAGCATTGGTTAGGAGCGGAAGTGCCAGTTAAATACAGTGATATTTGTTTTGGAACGGCTGATGCAATTGGTTTTCATATTCCCACAAAAACACTTTATGTAAACGATTTGAAGACTGGAAAAATACAAGGCGACATGAGGCAGCTAGAACAATATGCTGCTATTTTTCTTGCTGAATATTCATCGGCATTACAGTTTCAACATCACATAAATCTCAATGAATGCAAGATACAGTTACGGATATTTCAATATGACGATTGCGTTCTTGCTGAACCACCAGCCGATTACATTTTGAACGAAGTTCTTGAAAAAGCGAGACGTCAACATGAAGTTCTCGCAGAAGCACTTGATAGGAGGGGACAATAATGCAAGAAGTTTTATTAGACGATAAAATGCTTGCGGTTTTGCATAAAGATGATCCCGAAATATATGATTTCTTAATGCACGAAGGTGTTGCTCATGACGAGAATCCACCCGGACGTGGATCTGGAAGATATCCTTTTGGTAGTGGCGAACACGCTTATCAAAGAGTAAAAGATTTTGTTGGACATGTTGAAAATCTTAAGAAATACAATCGCCTGACAGAAGAAGACATTGCTCTTTTCATGGGCTATTCAAACGTTGAACAGTTTAGAAAACGTTATCTGTATGAGAAAGAATACGCAGGAAATCCTAATAAATTTTGTTCTTATGTTGATTCATTGAAGTCAGAAAAGAATGAAAATGGTAAAAGAAAGTATTCTGATAACGAAATTGCATCAATGGTTGGTGTAAAAGATGCTGCGGCACTTGAAGATCAGTATAAGTATCATCAGGCAGTTTGGGAGAAGTTTCCAAATGGCTATAAAATTGATAGTGAGTTTGATCGACAGATTAAAGCGCTAAAAGATGAAGGTTATTCGCAAGCCCAGATCGCAATGGGTCTTGGCATTACAACAGGATCTTTAAAGGCTCGTGAGTCTATTGCAACCAATATTGTTAAAAGAGAATTTCTTGAAAAGAATCGTGAGTTGATGGAAGGCGTTAAAGACGCTGATGGAAACTGGATTAGAGAACCAATTACAAGCAGAAATGAGAGAGCTAGAATTCTTGGCGTATCAGAGGCAACTCTAAGATCCAGAGAAAAAGGCTCTGTTGATGAGAATAGTAAGATCATTTTCGAAACAGCCGACAAACTTAGAGAATTTATGCAAGATAATAAATATCTCTATGTTGGAAAAGGAACTGCTCAAAGAATTGGTGTTAAAGATGATAGATTAAATACCGCTATTGAGATCCTTAAATTGGAAGGCTATGACACACTTAAAGTGCAAGTTGATCAGATGGGATCTAAAAGCGGGAATAAAACAACGATGTTAACGCTGGTTCCTCCAGGAACAACATATCAGCAGCTTAAAAATGATGTAGCAAACGTTGATAATGCAATTAGTATTTACAACGGAGCACGTTACGACAATGATAGTGAAACGTTTAGAAAGATTGAGGAACCAGTTTCAGTTGATTCTAAACGTATTTTTATTAAGTATGCTGAAGATGGCGGCGCTGAGAAAGATGGACTTATTGAGCTTCGTAGAGGAGTTGATGATTTATCTCTTGGAAAAGCAGCATATGCTCAGGTTCGTATTGCGGTTGACGATAATTTATACATTAAAGGTATGGCTATGCATACCGACAATGTTCCAGAAGGCTATGATATTTTAGTAAATTCAAACAAGAAGGCTGGAACTCCTTTAGAAGATGTTTTAAAGAAGTTTGATCCGAAGAAAAAGGTTGAAGGCAATCCATTTGGGTCGGCAATCAAGTTAGATCCTGAAGAAGGATACATTATTCAAAGACATTACATTGATTCAAAAACCGGTGAAGAAAAACTGTCAGCCATTAATGTCGTTAATGCAGAAGGCGATTGGGCAGATTGGTCTAAGAAAGTGGCATCACAGATGTTGGCTAAGCAGTCTCCCGATCTCGTTAAAAAACAATTGGATTTGACATATGAGTCTAGGTTAAAAGAATTTGAAGAGATTAATTCTTTGACGAATCCGGTTGTTCGAAAGAAACTTTTAGACGACTTTGAACAGAATACTGACAAAGCGGCTGTTGATTTGAAATCTGTATCGTTCCCTGGACAAAGTACAAGAGTTTTACTTCCATATCCAAAGTTAAGTGAAAAAGAATGTTATTGTCCGGGTTATGAAGATGGTGAGTTGGTTGCATTGGTTCGGTATCCGCATGGTGGAACATTTGAAATACCGTTGTTGAGAGTCAATAACAAATTCCAAGAAGCCAGGAAAGATTTAGGTAATTGTCAGGATGCAATTGGTATCAATACCAAAACGGCTGCAGTATTGTCTGGTGCAGACTTTGATGGAGACACAGCAATGTGTATTCCAGTAAGAGATAAGAATGGTAATAAAATTACATCCATTTCTACATTCGATGACTTACCGGAAGATGTTGCAAAGCCGTTCTTAAAGCTTAGAGAGTTCGACACAAAGAAATACAAGCTTCCAAAAGACGTTGTGTATGAGGCAGATGGCGTGACCAGAAGACATGATCCGAGGGTTATGTATGATGAGAAAGCCAGAGGAAAACAGATGGGTATTGCAACCAATCTTATTGCCGACATCACTGCAAAAGGAGCGTCTGCTAAGGATGTCATTGATGCTGTTATGTATTCGATGGTTGTTGTTGACGCGTATAAGCATGGACTTGATTGGAAACAGGCAAGAAAAGACTTCAGAATTAAGGAAATTAATGAGACTTATAGAACGACCGGCGGTTCTGATACCATCATGACGAAAGCTAAGTCTCCTTTCTATGACTATCCAAAGAAAGAAAAGACTGCTACTAGTAAGATGACCCCTGAAGAACTCGAACGTTGGTACAATGGCGAGAAGATCTATGAAAAAGTAGAACCAAAACTCGTTCAGTGGAGAGATAAAGATACCGGTGAGCTTGTCACTAGAGAGAAGTATCCCAAAAAAGAGAAGACTTATAGGATGGCAGTGGCTGATACCCCTGACAAAGTTAGGAACCTTATGTCGAAGACACCGACAGAAGTAGAAAGACTATACGCCGACTTTGCCATACGGTTAAAGGCCCTTGCTCAAACTGCAAGAAAAGCATCACGTT